AGATGCACGTCGACCTTGCCGAGGACGGCCTGGGGCGCGAAGTGGGCGACAAGCTGCTCGCGCAGCCGTACGTGGTCCACATCAACGTCGAGACCGACCAGATCATGGCGATCTATCGGAACTGGGCGGAGGGAGACAAGAAGTTCACGAAGCAGCAGCACTTCGTGCACTACAGCTACATCCCGGGCTTCGGCTTCTACGGCTTCGGGCTGATCCACCTCGTCGGCGGGCACGCGAAGGCGGCGACGTCGCTGACACGTCAGCTGATCGATGCAGGTACGTTGTCGAACCTGCCCGGCGGCCTGAAGGCCAAGGGGCTGCGCATCAAGGGCGACGACACCCCGATCCGTCCCGGCGAGTGGCGTGATGCGGAGGTGCTGGGGGCCAAGCTCAGTGAGGGCCTCTTTCCGATGCCATACAAGGAGCCGTCCGCGGTCTTGCTGCAGCTGTTGTCGAACATCGTCGACGACGGCCGGCGCGCGGCGTCCACCGCGGACACCAAGCTGGCGGACATGACGGGCAACACGCCCGTGGGCACGACGCTGGCGGTGCTCGAGCGCACGCTGAAGGTGATGTCGGCGGTGCAGGCGCGCACGCACGCCTCCCTGTCGATCGAGTTCAAGTTGCTCAAGGCGCTCATCAAGACCACGGCGCCCGACGCGTACGACTATGACGAGGATCCCTCGCGCATGGTCAAGAAGCTCGACTACGACATCGTCGAGATCATCCCTGTCTCCGACCCCAACGCGAGCACGCTGGCGCAGCGCGTGGTCACGCAGCAGGCGGTGCTGCAGCTGGCGGAGAAGGCGCCGCAGATCTACAACCTGCCGGAGCTCCACGGCGACATGCTGCGCTGCATCGGCATTCGCGACCCCGAGCGGCTGATCCCGCAGCTGCAGGACGCCAAGCCGAAGGATCCGGTCAGCGAGAACATGGCCATCCTGATGGGCAAGCCGGTCAAGGTGTTCGCATACCAGGACCACGAGGCGCACATCAAGGTCCACATGGCGGCGATGCAGGACCCCAAGATCGCGATGCTGATCGGCCAGAACCCGCAGGCGCAGCTGCTCATCGCGGCCGGCCACGCGCATCTGGCCGAGCACGTGGCGTTCGCGTACCGCAACCGCATGGAGCAGGCCCTCGGCGCATCGCTGCCGGACCCCAACGACGGCAGCATCCCGCCGGAGATCGAGTACCAGCTGGCCAGCGTGATGTCGGAGGCGGCGTCCAAGGTGCTCGCGCAGAGCCAGAACGAGGCGGCGCAGCAGAACATGGCCGCGGCGATGCAGGACCCGGCGATGCAGCTTCAGGCCAAGGAGCTCGAGCTCAAGGAGAAGGAGATCGAGATCAAGGCGAAGGACCAGCAGGATCAGGTCGCCCTCAAGCTCAAGGAGCTCGGCGTCAAGGTCGACATGGGTCAGGAGGATCGCAAGGTCAAGGCGCTCATCGCCGGCGCGCAGATCGCCGCGCAGAAGCAGTCCAAGCAGATGGACGTGCAGGACCGCGCAGCCGATCGCGAACATCAGGCCAAGCAGGGCGACCACGAGCGCTCGCTCAAGGGCCTCGTCGCCGGCGCGCAGCTGAGCTCCAAGGCTGCTGCTGACCGCCAGAAGGCTGCCGCCGACCAGCAGAAGCTGGCGTCCAGCGAGCGGCAAGCCGCCCACAAGACCGCCTCGAGTGAGCGCGTGGCGATGTCCTCGCAGCAGTCCGCCGAGCGCCAGTCGGCGCAGAAGCTCGAGACAGGCGAGCGCATGGCGGGCGAGAAGAACAAGTTGGCCGCGAAGGCTGCGGCGGCCAAGAAGACGGCGAAACTGGCAGCTAAGAAGGAGAAGAAGTGATCCCACAGTTTGCGGAGCAGGTCCGCACGCAGATCCGCGAGCGCATGAACGCGTTGGCGGATCACATGGCCGGAGGCGGCTGCACCGACTGGGCCGACTACCGGGCAAGCGTTGGAGAGGTGACCGGGCTCGCGCGCGCGGAGCGCTCGTTGCTCGATCTGGTGGAAGCGTTCGAGAAAGGAAACGGCGATGGCAAGCGCTGAACTGCTGGTCCCGCAACACGTCGCGCAAGAGCAGCGCGCGCGGCAACTCCCCCGCCCTGTGGGCTACAAGCTGCTGGTGTCGATCCCCAAGGCCGAGAAGACCTTCGCGAGCGGGATCGTCAAGGCCGACATGACGACGCATGCCGAAGAGGTGGCGACCGTCGTCGGGTTCGTCGTGGCCATGGGCAACGAAGCCTACAAGGACAAGACGAAGTTCATCGAGCCGTGGTGCAGGGTGGGCGACTTCGTCCTTATGCGCGCGTACTCGGGCACGCGGTTCTACATCCATGACGAGGAGTTCCGCATGCTCAACGATGACGGCATCGAAGGTGTCGTCGAAGACCCCCGCGGCATCCGCCGCGTCTGAAGGAGCAGTCTATGCCCGCAACCCCGAAGAAAGACGAGAACGCCGAGACCGGTCTGCCGGACGAACGCGACGTCACGCTGGACGGCGGTGACGACGAGATCGAGCTTCAGATCGTCGATGACACGCCGCCCGCGGACCGCAACCGCACGCCCATCAAGGCGGACAAAGCCGAGCCCTCCGAAGAGGAGATGGCGTCCTACTCGAAGGACGTGCAGGAGCGCATCAAGAAGATGCGACACCTCGCGCACGACGAGCGCCGGCGCGCTGAGCAAGCGGCGCGCGAGCGTGACGAGGCGGTCGCATACGCGCAGCGCGTGCGCCAGCATGCCGAGCAGCTGCAGAAGCAGTACACCGCCGGCGAGCAGGTCTACGTCAACGGCATGAAGGAGAAGGCCAAGGTCGCTATCGAGGCGGCTGAAGCCGAGCTCCGCGCGGCCACGGAGGCGTTCGATGCCGACGCGATCGTCAAGGCGCAGCGCAAGCTGACGCAGGCCGTGTACGAGGAGCAGCGCTTCGCGAACTGGGCGCCGCAACAGCAAGCCCCTTCCCAACAGCAGGAAGGTGTGGTACAAACTCGTCCCAACGGCCAAGGTCAGCAGCCGCAAGTTCCGCAACCCGACGCTCGGGCTCGGAAGTGGCTATCTCAGAACCGTACGTGGTTCGAGGTAGACAAGGCGATGACCGGCTACGCATACGGGATCGACGCCGAGCTTGCCGACGACGGCATCACGGCAGCTTCCGATCCCGACCAGTACTACGCCGAGATCGATCGGCGCATGCGGGACGCCTTTCCCGCCAAGTTCGAGGAAGACGACGACTCGCCGCAACGCGGTTCGCAGTCTCGTCAGCGGCAAGAAGCCCCTCGGACTCCCGTGGCCCCAGTTCGACGTTCCGCCTCCGGCAAGCGTGTGGTCACGCTGACCAAGACGCAGGAAGCGATGGCCAAGCGCCTCGGGGTCTCCCCGGAAGCCTACGCCAAAGAACTCATCGCATTGGAGAACCGCAATGGCTGAACAGAACCGCACACCTCGCGACGACACCACCCGGCAGGCAGCGCCTGCGCGCCCTGCAACGGCGTGGGCTCCCGCGAGCACACTCCCGATTCCTCGCAAGGATGACGGCTACCAGTACCGCTGGATCCGACGCACGTTCTTCGGTCAAGACGACCCGACGAACATGAGCAAGAAGATGCGCGAAGGCTGGGAACCGGTCAATCCCGCCGACCACCCCGAGCTCGCGATGTTTACCGACGCGCGAGACCGCAAGGCGGCAGGGCTGATCGAAGTGGGCGGTCTGATCCTGGCGCGCATTCCCCGCGAGACGGCGAAGGCGCGCCAGCGCTACTACCAAGGTCTCGCCGACCAGCAGATTCGCTCCGTCGATCAGCAGCTGGCCAACGAGCAGGTGGATGCGCGGATGCCGATCTTCCAGGAACGGCGTTCGAAGACATCGAGTTTCGGGCGCGGCGACTGACCTCGAGTCGGCCGCCACGCAAGGCAACAACGCAAGGAGAGAGCAATGCCTGTCTACACAGCGCCGAACGGTTTCGAACCGGTTGCACGCCGTGACGGCCAACCCTACGCCGGCGCCACGCGGGAGTACCCGATCGCGTCCGGCTACGCCACGGCGCTGCGCCGTGGCGATCTCGTCTACCTGATCTCGGACGGCACGCTGGCCAAGTGGACCGGCACGACCGCCCTGGCGGGTGCGGACACGACTGACGCGGGCATCCTGGGGGTCTTCCTGGGCTGCTCGTACACGGACGCCACGTTCGGCAAGACCTTCCGCCAAGTCTGGACGGCCTCGACGGTCGCTTCGGATGCTCGAGCGATCGTTGCCGATGATCGCGACCTGATCTTCCGCGCGGTCTACGTCTCGTCGGGCGTCACCGTGTCGGGCCAGACCTACGCGGCGACGATTGGCAAGAACGTCTCGGTGGTGCAGAACACCACGAAGACGACTGCCTCGGACATCGCGATCTCGGGCGTGAACACCACATCGACCCTCCCCTTCCGTGTCGTCGACATCGATCGGGACTCGGTGAACTCGAGCGGTACCTACACGGCGCTGTTCGTCACCTACAACGTCGGCATGCACGCGTGGGAAGCCGCCGCGGCAATCGCCTGATCACTGAACACGAGGAGGAGAACCTACCATGGCAACGATGTCTCGTGCGCAGCTGCTCAAGGAACTGCTGCCCGGCCTGAACGCTCTGTTCGGCCTCGAGTACAAGCGCTACGGCGAAGAGCACAAGGAGATCTACGATGTGGAGAACTCCGAGCGCTCGTTCGAAGAAGAAGTCAAGCTGTACGGCTTCGGAACCGCGCCGGTGAAGAACGAGGGAAGCGCGATCGTCTACGACGCGGCGGGCGAAGCCTTCACGGCTCGCTACACGCACGAGACCATCGCCCTCGGTTTCGGCATCACCGAGGAGGCGATGGAGGACAACCTCTACGACAGCCTCTCGGCGCGCTACACGAAGGCGCTGGCGCGCTCGATGGCCTACACCAAGCAGGTGAAGGCTGCGGCGATCCTGAACAACGCTTTCGCGGCCGGCACGACCTACGGCGACGGCGTGTCGCTGTGCTCGACCTCGCACCCGACCAAGGACGGCTTCGTCAACGCGAACCGCCCGGCGTCGGACACCGACCTGAACGAGACTGCCCTCGAGGACGCCTACATCAACATGGCGGCCTGGGTCGACGAGCGCGGCCTGCTGCTGGCGGCCAAGCCGAAGAAGCTGGTCATCCACGCGTCCAACACGTTCGTCGCGACACGGATCCTGCAGTCCGACCTCCGCTCGTCGGTGGTCGCCTCGGGCCCGAACGCGGCGTTCACGGGCACGCCGGGCATCACGTTCAACGTCAACGACGTGAACGCGCTGCGCACCAACGGCGCGATTCCCGGCGGCTGGACGGTGAACCACTGGCTCACCGACCCGGATGCGTGGTTCCTGCTGACCGACGTCCCCAACGGCCTGAAGCACTTCGTACGCGTGCCGCTGAAGACGGACATGGAAGGCGACTTCGAGACCGGCAACGTGCGCTACAAGGCCCGCGAGCGCTACAGCTTCGGCGTGAGCGACCCGCTCGGCATCTACGGCACCGCGGGGGCTTGATCCCCACCCGGGACGGGCCCTCCGGGGCCCGTCTGTCCATTGGAGGGAGTAGATGAGCGGAACCAAGCTCGAGGACAGCGCGACTGGCCGGTCTGCGACGCAGAAGGCGACCAGCAACGCGGCCTGGGTGCAGATCAAGGGTCTGGACGGGCTGCAGCCCACCGGTGCGACGATCCTGTCGGCATCGAGCGGCAACGTGGCGAACGCCTCGGCCGCGGCCACGCTGACCAGCGCGGCGGGCGTGACGGCCTACTGTTCGGGCTTCACG